TCTAGTTCTGTCTGCAGTATCATAACAGTAAACAATCCGTGAAACGGATCAGTCAATACAATCTCTCCGGTATCGGTACCAATCCGCAAAAGAGCTTCAGCATCTGCGGCATGCCGACGCAGCATCATCTCCATTGATACGCCAGTTATATTGATTGGCGTACCGGAAGTCATGATGTACTGGAACGTCCGATAAAAGTCGGAGTCATTCGATACGGTAATGTTTACAATAGCCATTATTTTGACTTGCCCATCATGTCTTCAATTGGAATAACCTTGCCGACTGGAATGCTCTTTGCTTGTGGCGGAGAAAGCGTATCGGTAGCAGGATCGTAACTCCACCCCATGCCAGCATTTTCCTGCATCATGAAGAAAGTGTTTTCATCAGTAACGACGATGTCACCACCTTCACAACCACTAAGCGTCTTTCCTTCTTCGGTCACGGTCACATTATCGGCAACGACAATAACGTTCGTTACGACCCTGCCGACGACGACCTGCGCAACTTTTCCCATCTTCAAACTCCTATACTGCTGCGTACATTGTAACGATCATGAACCCATGCGCACCGACACCGCCAACGGCATTATAATAGGCGCCACCTCCTCCTCCACCGGGATAGACGCCAGTATTACCGTTGTCGGGAATTCCCATACCAACATAAACTAGCGGAGACATACCACCAGCAAACGAGAAGCCACCCTGCGCTTCTAAGATAGACGTTGGGAAGAGCATCGGGCATCCGCTATAGCCACCCGGAACGCGGAAGCCACCACCAGACCCGCCACTGCCACCGGGAATGTTGACATTGACTACACCCGCACCATTTATGTAATATCCACCCTGACCACCGCCGCAGGTTATAATTGAGGCGAAAGCTGAAACGCCACCAGCCTGACCATCAGTGCCAGCACCACCTCCGCCACCAGCGCCGACTGTACAAGTAAATCCAATGCCAGCGCTGACGTTGAAGAAGCCTTCCGCATATTCACCGCCACCTCCGCCAGCAGCAAGACCACCGCTGTTAGCTCCTCCGCCACCTCCGCCACCCGCCCACAATTTTACGTTTGCGGCAACTTCATTTGCTGCCGATGTAAATCATACGTGTCGGAGCAAACCCGCCAACAGGACCAGTCGGAGGAGGGCCACCGCCTGTACCACCAGATCCAACAGGACCGTTGCCGGTAATCTCCCACAAGCCATCAGTATTGTATGTCAGCGTAACGATACTGTGCGCGAGGAGTTCACCACCGACGAGTGTGGCTTGTCGCAGCAGTATGTTCTTCGCGCCCAAGCCGTTCAAATTAATCGAAGCCGGTCCTGTATTTGTGTTCGCAACTCTGATCCGAATTGACATGCCGGGATAATACAAATCCGGTGTCAACGTTAATTGAGCAGCCAATAAATTTGTAGAACCTGTATCAACAGCATAAGTAATTCCGCCACTTTGAATTGCCTTCGTGAGTTGCGTCAGGTCAGCATCAACCGGATTTAATCCAGCATGCGTTATCGCATTGACAATTTCGCGCTGCGGATTTTCAATCGACATAGCCGGTGGAATTGACCCCATCTGCCCAGTCGAGGGATTGCCATTTATGTAACTGGCGTTTGGATCGCTGACGCCATAAGGCTGTACATATTTCACTGTTCGTCTCCTTTAAGGTGTCCCAGCCATCGGATCACCGGGATCACTCAGGCCAGCATAATCGAAGATGATGTAAGTGTGCGCTGGCTTCCAACGATCTAGCAAGCACTCAAGATCATCAGCCAAGCCAATACGCAAATGCGGATCAACACCGGTCTGCCCCTTAGTAACACGGAACCAAGTCAGCGAAGCGGAGCTGACATGAACAGTCCAATAGCAACGATTTTCTGGCGGACCAATTCCATAATTCGGCCACTCAGATAATTCGCCATCAGCAACCGGCACACCGCTATCATTAAGGATCGGTTGACCCCACTCATTGTACATTGGAGTAGAACCATCGCCGTAAACACGGTTGTCTCCGCAGCGATCAAGTCCAACAACAAATACTCGATACTCTGTAATTGTAATCGTATATCCAATCTGCGCAGCGACGGCGATAAAGAACTCACGCGAAGCCGCACCTTGCATCGTCATGCGCATAATAAGCGCGAGTTGCCGTTGTCCTATCGTCTGCGGAGCTTCATAACAAGGGTCAGGCAATCCCCAATTGCGTTCCCAATCCGGCAGCATCTCTATCGTCTTGCGAGGATCGCTTTCAATCTCTAGCAGATCAGCTGCACGACCATCAACAAATCCCCAATACTCGCACAGGCCAGCGACGACCTTGTACAACAAACTTTCCGGATGCCGTGGCCATGCTTGACCTTGCGGTAACAGCGCCAAAAAAGCTTCTTTATAATTATCACCACTCCGACGAACATGGTGATCAATTCGTTCACTCATAAAGAATTGTCTCCAGAACAGCCATATGACCTAGCGATGGCATTATATAGTCATCGGTAGTAACCAGCTCAAATGATTGCACGCTAGGCGCATTCATAATTGCGTAGCTAACCCAAGCAGCAAAGATCGTCTGTCCGGGAGCGGCTTGAGAGAACAACATATTACGAATACTCAATTCAATTTCTCCGCGTGCAGCTTCAGTATCCGGAACAAGATTTGTAATTGTAATATCAATGAACTCTTTAATTGGCGCCAACACATAACAATCCTTAACCGTAACAGGTCGCATCTTGTCGATGTAAGTTGCAACATTTTGGATATCATCTGGCGTTGGCCAACCATCATCATCAGCGCGAAGATCGTCCATCAAAAAGCGCACGGTGATAGTCCCAACTCCCTGCTCAGGACCGGCCCACGCACGTGTAACTCCCGGATAAGCTAACGCCCAATTGACATAATCAGCTTGCGATCCTCCCATCGGTGGATTACGAATACGAAGCAAGATGCGCTGCCGCAATTGATTGTCAGTCTCAGCATCGGTGCCGCCTTCTAGCTTCTCAACAATGATATTGCCATCGACACCTGCAATTGCAGTAATGAAACTTAATGTATCGCCTGAAGCATGATTACCGGCACTACCAGCATCGATGGCTCTGATGTTGACGGACGTTGGACCAGTACCAAGCGTGATACCAACTAGCGTTTCATAATTGGTCGTGCCATCCGTTAAGAGTGTTGAGTATGGTACTGGAACTCCGGTTGTACCAGTCATCGTAACAGAACCAGATGACATGGTCGCTACCTTACGGCCAATCGTCCCGTCAGCGTTCACTAGCCAGATATCACCATGACGATCCAGCCATTCATGTTCAGCAGTATCCGGGAGGAGCTGCAGCGCGAGCCAATCTAGATAACGTAAAGTCAAATGAGCAAGCGCAGCCATAGCATCAGACATAACGCGCAGGACGCTGTTACCAACGAATGAAGCTCGACCAAGAAATGTTGTTACCTCACCACGAACATTCTCGCGTACCTCTCGCAGTGTTGGTGTTGTCCATGGCATGCGCTAATCCTTAATCCCATCCCACAAGTTTTGAAAGAGTAATTCTATCTGTAGCTGCGGTCCTCGATAAACTTTTATCAAAACATTTATGCGCTCGATACTCGCTCTTGTAGCTTCAACAGAAATTTGACTACAGATACGCTTATCAATCATTGGCTGTAATGCGACACGACAATACTGTTCAGCACGAACCAATGTCGCACCTTCGCTTGCCTCTGCTGGTGTAATCTTTGCACGACTTAATAGCCAAATCTTTGCACCAATAGGCCAGCCATCCCAAATCTCTTCTGCATCCATATCACCCCACCACCCGCAGCGATCTGTACTATCAGGATCAGGCAAAACGTCATTCGCATCAGCCAAGGCAAACGTCAGCAAAGCGACCTTTACAATGTTGACAAGCTCTTCAGTTTCATCAAGCGTCCCGTCTGGCTTCAAGAACCAGTCTGCCCAAACTCCGGCTAAATTCGTAACATTGATCACACGAACGTCTGTCATGTTATTCGCTCAATGCTACAATTTCACGTTGCATAAAAGCCGGATGTACAGTTTGATTTTCTGCAATCAGTTCATCGCTCCGCGATCCATCGCCATAGATACGATTTGACAACGCAAGTGCAGGATAATTAATTGCCATTGTATAATCCACAACACGTGGCAACTGGCGTTCCGTAGAGGACAGATGCTCGATAAGTAATGCAGCAGTGCTAATAAATCCTTGGTAATCGACAGCGGCAAATGAATCAGCTTTATTTAGTTTCACATCTTCAATCACCAAGGAAATTGTATCCATTAAATCATCAACTTCATTACGACTACCAAACGTCGAAACTGTAATGATCTGACACTGCTCAGTAAACGAAAAAATAATACCGGCATTGACAACAACATTTCCTAAATTATGCACTGGAGTTTCAGCAGACAGTGATTGATAAACCCTGTTCATAGAATTAAGTGTTGCCCCAGCCGTCCGCGCAAGCTCAAAACAATTAAGTAATTCTGTACCGAAAACTTGATTAAGAATGTAGCTCGGAAACTCCGCAATAAATTTTCCAATAGCGGATCGCATCATTGCGCCATCAATATTAGAAGAAATCGGAAATGTAATTAACTTAGACATCATTCTTTCTATAATGCCTAGTGCCTCTGCATATTCTGGTTTTTTAATCATGGTGTCGCGTATGGGTCTGCTGCGATCTGTGCGCCTTGCGCTTGCGCATTCGCCGTCTCAGCTGCATTGGCGCTAGTATCATCCGCTGAACTCTGCGTCTTAAATGCACTACTAACTTGCACCGGGATGTTCCCTGGAGAACCAAGCTCAACAAAGGACATTTCAAACTGACAATATCCTCCTCGGTCCCTTGTCTCGCTTACACTGTACCGCTCACAGATGCACATTTTCGCTTCAGCTAAATATGGATCCATAAGCTGAGCAGCAGTCCTATTATCAAGAGCAGCCATCAAGGCTTCCTTACCAAGATGATAGGAAGG